TGTCACCGAAACGTTCGCGGTCGGCATTAATATGCCCACTCGAACAGTTGTGTTCACTGAACTTGAGAAATTCGATGGAAAGGAAAAACGTGTGCTATTGCCATCTGAGTATATTCAAATGGCAGGAAGAGCAGGACGTAGGGGGAAAGATTCTATTGGACATGTGATTTACTTTCAAATCACAAATAAACCTATGATTATTTTGTCAGAGTTTGCAGAGATGATTTCAGGAAAGCATGTGAGTATTAAATCAAAATTTGAAATTAATCCGAATTTCATCCTTAAATGTATTGACAATGATATCAATATTAAGGAAGAATTGGGAAAAACGATGCTTTTCAATGAAATTTCAAGTCAAAAGAAAGGAATTACATATGAAATTGAAGAACTCAACAAGAAAATTGAAAGTATTTCAATTAATAATGAAGATAAGATTATTGAATTGAAAACACTTGAAAACAAAAAATTGATATGCAAACCTAAGCAAAAACAGCAAATTAATGTTCAGATAAATCAAATAAAGAAAGCAATTGACGAGAAAGATATTGAACAATTTGAAAATCGCTCTAAATTACAATTAGATTTGAAGAATTTGAATAAGGATTTGATTGATAATGACGAATATATTGATAATACTATTAATAACATTAAAGATGTACTGATTGATACGGGATATATGCAGAATTTTGACAAGATTACTATTCAAGGACGTTCAGCGTCTGGGTTTCAAGAAGTTGAGTCATTTCTTGCTGTTGAATATATACATTCATTGCTTCAAAGTGTCGATTATTATTCAATTCAAGATTATAAGTACATAATACCATTTATTATCGGTACATTAGTTGATGATAGAGATTTAAATCGAGATGATCTCATGGAAGATACATTTGAAATGTTGAATGATGTCTTCAATGAAAAAAATCAGATTGAAAATGTCAAATATGAATTATCCACATTAAAAAAATTTCACGAACAGATATTGAGCGAAGGAAGATTAAAAGAACCTGAAAACAAACTAACCCCTATGTTTGGTATTTCATTGTATCTCTGGGTAAACGGAAAATCGTTCAATGAGATTAAGGAATTTGTATCAGCGATTTATGAGGGTAACTTCTGTAAGAATATTTTGAAATGCCATAATATATGCGAAGAAATGATGAATATGTTCGAAATTTATAATGTAAAATCAGAACTAAAACAGATCTTAACAGAACTTCAATCGAAATTGATAAGAGACATCGTTATAATCGACTCACTTTATATCAAATAGATATGAAATGTTAAAAAAATGACCTTGAAATTTATAAAATTATTCAAAAACAACAACATGGATCCGCTATTGATGCAAGAAAAGCGGATTGAGATGACGATTTCCGATTTGACAAAAAAAATTTTGATAAATCGGAAAAATATGAAGAACTTAAAGATGTACTTTGACGCACGGGTTCGACTGAAGAAAATGTTGGTTGTTATCAAAAAGGCACGGCTTGAAAATCGTGCTGTTATGACGTAAAAAAACACATTTGTGTTTCGCCTCTTTTGAGGTTTTTTTAAAATTCTGCGTATAATTTTCAAAGATTTTTTTGTTTCTTGTTAGTAATATGTATAAAGCACAATTTGATAAAGTGTTAAATCAAATAAAATATATAGGACATTATAACAAGTTTCCAGCATATTCAAAAAAAATTGATAAATTTAAGAAAATTAACAATACAAATTTTAAAAAAACGATTTCCGTCATTGTCTTCGTTAACATTGTGTATTTTCTCGAAACGTTTGAAATCATTAGCACATAATCTCGAAAGTCACATTCTTTTTACTTTTTTTTCTCATATTTTTGTCAGCTTTGTAGAGTTCATCAAAATTATAAACCATATCATAATTTTCTTTGTTTGCGTGTGCGGTTTTGATCAGATTTGGTGCGTTGTCAAAGAATTCTTCGTATTTGTGAATATGTTCAATTCGAATCGTATGCAATAAATTATTTGTTCTTCTGTAGATCCAGTCCAAAATATTATGAAAATCGTTTATAATTTTGTTATATCCTTTTATCATTTGATTGATTTCAAGTGTAAACTCTTGAATAGTCATTAGGTTCAAAATGTTTTCCTTATTGTAACAATCGATGTCGATTTCAAGCAACTTATTACATCTAGGAATTTGGTACTCAAATACTCTCACAGGAATCGTGAAATTCATTGTATTCCGGATTCTTTCGTGCTGTTTCTTGACACGTTCATATTTTAAACTCAAGTCTACTTGTGTGTCGACAAAATCTTCAATTATTTCGTTTGCGGTTAAGCAATTCACTTTTTCATTTAATTTACCACCCATTTTTTTATATATAAATAGATGAAAAATATATAAAATTTTTCAAAACATTTTTAAAAAAATAATAAGGAATTTTTATGACGTTTTGTATAATTGACTTGTGTTCAACCACAATTCCTTATAAAAATGTTTAAAAATGGAACTTAAAATATATCAACATTATATAAAATATAAAAATGGTGAACCTTTGTATCAAATTGCGTGAGCGTGTAATCGATTCGGCTCTTTCCAAAATGATGAGTTTGATTCATGATGAAATTTATGAAGATACTTTTCATTTCTTGATGATTAATGCGGGTGAAAAACACACAGATGCTATTATCAATTTCACCGATGTTGTTTCAAAGGGCTTTCATTTCGATGATATTGTATATTATTTCCAATATCATAACAAAGATTTTCAAGATCTTGAAATTGATTCTAATCCTAATGACAACGCCATTTACTTTTCCTGGAGTTGAACTAACTATAATTCAATTCCTTTTTTATGTTTCAAAATGTTTTTTCACAATTTCAATTGTGTATTCTTCAACATTTTTTTCGTATTCTGGTAAACCATCACCGGTTTTCAAACATTCCTCTTCAATTTTCAAACGCCGTTTATCTTCATCACGGAAAACACGTAAATGCATTTGATATTTCTTATCAACAAGCTCCTTACTCTGTATTGAACGTTCTTTTTTAATAGCCTTAAGTCTGTCAGATAAATCGAACAATGAATCTTTCAATTTTGTTATCTCTTCTAACATAACTTCGTCGTGATACTTATGATCATCGTCGGCAATTTGTTCGACTTTATTTTTCCAACGTTTTCCGATAAAACATGTGCCATTTTTTTCTTCAAAATCACTGCCATATTTTGTGTCGATTTTTTCAAATGTATCTTCAATTAGGTATTTAATTAACTCATTATAATTCACGTGATTCCAATTTTTACCATCAAACGTGCGGATAAAATTTTTCCCTTTATTAACCACATCTAAATTATGGTTCTCAGGATGATTCTCGTTAAAGTGTAATTGTTTAACAACTTCTCTTACGAAAAAAGTGCATTGACTCATCATTTTAAAACAATAGTCTTGAGTGATATAATCTAAGTTCTCATTTCCAAAAGAATTCAATTTGATTTCAGAAGACTTTACTGAATAAACCTCATATAAATCTGCTTTTCTTGAAGATTCGAGAGACTTCAATCTAATATGTTGTTTTCGGTTTATTTCAGACTGAATAGAATTTGCTCTTTCAAGACTTTCAATTTTTTTCATTTGATTTGTTAGGAGTTTATTCGTTTTTTTCTTATATGATTCAAATTCATTTCTTGTTACATTATCACCTGATTTTTCATTGACAGGATCACAAACCACATTCTTCTTATGCTTTTTAGTTTCAAAATGACGTTCAAGCTTTTTCTGTGAATCCACAGTCACATTACACAGACGACATTCAAAAGTCATATTATTTTTTCTTATTAAAATTAAATATTATGTTATATTTATATGTTTGAAAACCAATATATAGGACAACATTGGAAAAAGTATCGAAAAAAATTCGAAAAAAAACTTCAACAAAAATTTCAGGAAAAGGAAAATTCATAGAAACACCCTTACAAATCTATCGAAAAATTTTCGAAAAACGAAAAAAATCGAGACCTCAAATCACAGAGAATTTTTTGGAACTTCACAAAATATTCAATCTCGAAAAATTTTTTTCAAATTTTATTTTATAAGGGAATAAGTTTCAAAATGAACGTCTCATTTATTTTATAATCCCTTATTCAGGATTCCAGGTATTTTTAATTAGGATACAATTTATACACTCCCCTTATTTAGGAAAGGTAAATTTTTTTCTCTCAATGATTTTGACCACTAAATTTCTCTGTGTTTTGTGCTCCTCGTTTTTCACATTTTTCGAAAATTTTTCGATACTTTTATCAGGGTGTTTCTGCGTTTTTTCCTTTTTACTTTCATTTTGTTGAAGTTTTTTTTCGATTTTTTTTCGATACTTTTGTTTCTTCTTTCCTTTGTTTTATATATTTTTTTAAAATAAATTATAATAAAAAGAGTAATAGATAATAGAAACCATAATAAAAAAAGAACATATAAAAGACCAGTATGATTTCTATATTTTTATATTTTATATGTTAATGATTTCGGTTAAAGATTTATTTCCCAAAGAAACAGGAGTAGATAGAAAAAAGTTGAAATTTACAAAAGTGTCCATATATTCTATAACAAAACCAGATAAAATTTTAGAAATAAAAAAAATTATTACTAATTTCTTGGAAGGTGATAATAAAACTTCAGAAAAATTAGTAATAACAGATGCGACGGCTAATGTTGGTGGAGATTCAATTTCATTCGCCACTTATTTTAAATCAGTCAATGCTGTTGAAATAGACAAACACACATTTGATTGTCTAAATAATAATATAGATGTTTATAAAAGAAAGAATGTCAAAACTTTTAATAACGATTATACAAAAATTATAAACAAAATAAAACAAGATGTTGTTTTCATTGACGCACCTTGGGGAGGAGTGGATTATAAGAAATCTAAGAATATTACTTTATATTTATCTGGTATACCATTACATACTATCGTTAATAATTTAGACTCTAAATTTATTGTTTTAAAATTACCCAAAAATTATAATAGAATGTCATTTATGCAATCCGTCAGATATGAAAAGATACATTTTAATCACTTAAGAAATATGATAATAGTTTGTATCAAGAAATTTTAATATAAATAAAGGTATTCAATCTTATATTCCCTAATAGAAAACGAACATATAAAAGAACCGTGTTAAAATGTCAAAAATAATAATATATGATTAGTTAATGAAATTCTACTGGATAAATGTCGATACACAAACTATGAGGTCCGATAATATGGTAAAACAATTTAATGAAAGACTAATAGAAAATACGCGAATTGACGCTGTCAAACCTTCATTCGAAAACCCCAAAAAGGTAGATTTCGAAAGATGTTGCACGTTGTCACATCTAAAAGCAATTGAAACATTTCTTGATTCAAAAGATGAATATGCTCTTATTTGTGAAGACGACTTATCATTCGAATTTGAAGAATTTTGGGATAAATCCTTAGAGGAAATAATTCAAAACGCTCCTAATAATTGGGGTATCATTCAACTTGCATATATCTTACAGAGTATCGACTATAAATTTAAAGATAAAGCAGAATATTTCAATTACAAAACTCTTCCTATTTCAGGAACTCTCGCGTATATCATCAATAGAAATTGTGCAAAACACTTATTAGACATTTTCAAAAAAAGACGACATATTCCTACAGCAGACTGTTTTAGAACAGGTATTTACGCATCTGTTGAATACTATACGTCTTTTGATTCTTTTGTTTACAAATATCCATTTTTCACTTATCCTGATAATAACGATAGTTTAATAGGAAACTCTTTAAGTCTTCACGTTGCTTCGAAAAAACAACAAATACTATATTTGAAAAAAAACCTTTTGTAGTTTTTTATTTTTTCAATTTTTATTTTGTTTTTATGGCCGTATTAAGACCTTTTTTCATTTTTATTTGATTTTATAATTTTTACAAACAGTTCTTTCAGCCTTATTGCTGAAATGTCCTTAAGAGGACTGGCACTTCCACGCAAGAAGCGCGGAACGCATGTCCTTGGGCGAAGTCTTAACCTCGATCGTGTCAGCGACACTCTCGATAAGACCACAGATCTTGAGAAGCTCCTTCTTCTTCATCGACTTAAGACCATCAGCGGTAAAGTCGATCGTAGGAAGGTAAGACATAATCTCATTCTCGTAATCAACACGAGTCTTGGCATTACCTGCCATCCACTCAGCGTGCAACTCCTTGTTGCGACGCAGAGCTTCAACATCCCAAACAGCCTTCTGCTCGTCAGTCATCTGCTCCCACTCGAGCTTTGCATCCTTGGCAATAGACATGCCAAACTTAAAGTCCGACTTAAAATCCGAATCCTCCTCAATCTTCTCAGCAATCTTCTTAGCACGAAAGTCCTCTAGAAAGCGAGTCCACTTCGTAAGATTGAACCCCTTCTGGGTTGGAATATGAGTCACCTTGTCAACAGGGCGGCTCACACTCTCCTTGAGAAATTCAACATGCATCGCATGAACCTCCTCGGCAGACTTACCTTCAATGTTCAGTTTCTCCGATTGGGCAAGAGTCTTGCGTCGGTCGCTAAGAAGCGACTTGGAAATTGGCTTGACATTGTCAGCCGCGTTAGACGTAGTAGACTCGGTATCAGAAGACATATTGAAAGTAATATTGCTTGTGTTCGTGTTCGTTTTTAAACTGAAATATATAATAGTTTTCAGGGTCGTTTTTCAAACATTTTTTACTTTTTTTTCAAAATTACAATGAAATTCCTTAAAAAACCACCAAAATAGTGTAAAATCATATGATTTTTAATTAATGGGAAGCGTAAAACGCTTCCCATTTGTATGAAAAGCAAAGGTATCGCCGCCATCAGCAACATAAAACCTCTCTACGTTTCCGATTGAAAAGACGGGCTTACCAATGAAAGCGGTCTCACCACAAAATGTTTCGACTTCTTTAACATTTTTATCAGGGACATCTTCTTCATCATAATAAATCTTATAGATAGAAACCTGTGCATTATCCTTATAATGGCAATCAATAGTCACGTTGGCATAATAGAAATTGTCATTTGAGAAACGTAGAATACGCTCACCGAAATCAGACTCAATGTAATAATAATCTTCGATCATATTGCTTTTACTTATATAATTTATATAATTTCAAGTTGGATTTTTTAACATTTTCTTGTATTTAAATAGGTAGTGTTTCCGTAAAATAAGAATATCCCTCGTATCCCAATTCCCCCTTTGTGTCTTCCTTTTCAACAATCTTAACTTCCTTTTTGACTTCTTTTTCTTTCTTTTTGGTTTCTTTGATTTTAGGTTTAGTTTCGGTTGTTTCCTGAATAACACCTTCTTCATCTTCGTCTTCCTCACCTTCATCTAAGATTTCATCTTCTTCACCTTCTTCTTCCTCAATATCTTCTTCTTCATCTTCTTCTTCATCTTCTTCGTCTTCTTCTTCATCATCTTCTTCGTCTTCGTCTTCATCAACAATAAGATATTTGGAATAATCATCTTCAATATCTTTAATATTTTCAAAAGAAATATTAGAATTATTATTGTCGGTTGTTTCAATGATGAGGATTGAATTGAATGATTCCATTTCTACATCTTTGTAATTGATTCTAACGATATTTTCATCATCTTTTTTAAGTGGTTTGTTATAAATAATAATGATAGTTGAACCAATCTTTTTTACATCAAAGCTCCCTTTCTTACCTTTTGACTTGTTAACTTTGTGAATTGCTTCGATAAATTCCTGATTAGAACAATTCTCCTTTCTTTTAATATTAATCTTTGTAAAGGTGTCGTTTGTTAGAACGCCGAACATATTTGTAATTATCTAAGTTTTATATAAAAAATTACAAAACATTTTTCAAAAAATCATAAGGAATTTTGAAGACAATTTTACAATTTGATTTGTGTTCATCACAATTGCTTATTCAACTTTATGAAATTTTTATATGATGTTGTTTACACATATTCAAATGTGTGTTTTTGATGTTTAGTTACCTTTTTATTATCAGGGTTGAGACATTGACAAATATTTGTTTTATAAAATTTAATATTTTCTCCTTTATATATTTCATCAAGGTCTTTAATACAATCATAAATTGTATAATAACTTCCAACATCTTCTCCCTTAGCATTTTTCACAATAAATTTCTTTGGATATTTCTTAATAGTTTCATCATATTCTACATTTACATATTTGAAAATAAGACCGTGAAAACGTGCGTTTTTCTTTTCAGGATCGAGACATTTTTTAATAGCACTTATTTCAAATTTTATATCTTTTTCTTTATATTTATCCATTTCTTCCAATTTATTCTTACATTCAAGTGGTGAATATACATCGGCTAATTC